TCATTTTTTCGCTTCTTTCATTCGGTCAAGTTCTTTTTTGTATTCTTTAAGTTCTTCTGCGCTTGCTGCTTTTACTTCGTTCGCCTTTTTGAATGGATCATCGCCTGACAATTCGGGCTTTGTTTCGTAAAAAGATAAAAGCTCCGGTATATACAAGGCAAGCATCACTATCATCAGCGCGAAAGCTATCCACAAATTGCCGCTTTTTAAAAAATTTGTTACCAAATGAAATAACAAAATATCAAAAAAGAATATTAAAATTCTTTTGCTTTTTGATATTGTTTTTTGCCCGCTGTCGGCACAGAAACAAATTGTTATAGATACCAAAGACAGCGTCATGACGGCAAAAACAAATTTTGCCGTGCCTTCTTTTCCTTTTATTATCAGCGCAAGACTCACCGCATGACCGATAACACTCAATATCGCCGCAACTATCGGCAGTATAGAGTAAGAAAGACCGTTTTTGAGAACGCTTATCACAGCATTTGCGCAGACAGTCACGGCAATGGCAGGAAAAATTATCTTCGCTGCAATTATTGCCGTTTTCTTTTCGGCTTTTCCGTGTTTTGAGTCAATTCTCAGTTTTACCGAGACTGTAGATGTCGCCAAAAGAATAACTGCGGCAACAGCCCGAAGCCAAACAGAACCGAGCGATACGCCGAAAACGATTGCATTATACGGTATAAAATTTTCAAAGAAAACGGACAACGCGCATATAACGGCAAGACTAAAAGATATACAAACAAAAATATCGTATGTCTCATTCTTCTTCATTTTCATTTCCTCCATTTATTCTGCCGGCAAATAGAATTCGTCACTGCCGTATACGCTTTTTATTTCGCGCCAACTGAGTCTTTCGGAGCATATCACCGTGCCGCACTGATCCGACTCTTCGGATAAATCTATATCGTCTTTCCATATAAAATATCCGTCTTTCTCTTCGAGCGACGCTTCTAAGATTTCGCAGGTGTATTTTTCGTCAGTCGGACGGAGCGACAAAGATATAAGCCCGGAAAACTCAAGCTCGATTGCAGCCGAAGAATCGATTTGACTTTTAATCAAGGTGTCCGGAGTTCGAATCTCCGATGGATCACCAAAAGAGGAAGTCTTGAAGTCGTTGTGTATCAACGGTTTCAAGGCTTTTTTCATTTCTATTTCAATGTACCCTAAAATAGAATCCGTAGTAACCCTGTAGTAACGGTCGATTTTTGCCGGCGCAAACATTGCTTGATTTTCAAAGCATATAATGTTATAATACAATTAAAGAGCCTCCGGCTCTATATCCTATTTCACGCGGCTCTCGGTCTGACCGAGGGCTGCGCACTTTATAAAGCAGAAAACCGGGCAGAGGAAAATCCCCTGCCCGGCCATTTTTATATCACTCCGAAGAGCTTAAGTATCTGAACAAGAGCCCAAGCTCCGTAGAGTTCGAGCATGTTGAGCAGATTATACAGAATCGCTATTCCCATAAGATCATACCTCCTCAAGGCTCGCCACCGCTACCCAGCTCGATATATCGCCGAGCAGGGCTTCTTTGACGCCTTTGTTTGTCTGTATCTTGCTTACCTTGTGCTTTGTCGGTGCAAGCTGAGCGGACGGGACCGCTTTTCCGCGCGCTGAGGTACAGCCGCCGTAAACAGCACCTTTCTTGATAGTCACTGTGCTACCGACTGCAACACCTTTCTTTGCCGTCGATACTACTGTTATATCTTTGGTATGCACCCAGCTGCTGATCTCCTTGAGCAGAGCTTTACCGTCCTGCACCTTGCTTACGGTGTATTTGCGCAGCTTCACCCAAGTAGGTACGCGCTGTCCCGTGGCATAGTTCGTGCCGGTTATCTTTACCTTATCTCCGACCTTTATGCCGCCGCCCGGTTTCGAGGTCGATTCTGACGGCTTCTGTGCCGCTGTAGTGCTGTTGTAACTTATCCAAGGACATTTGCCCCAATGCACCCAGGGACGGCTTTTAAGCGCGGTTCTGACGACGCCACCGCCGCATGAGACGGTACACTCGATAACATAGCCATTGCCCTCATACACACCCACATGACCATCCATGAAAACGAGGACGCCGGGGATCTCTGGCATCTTATTTATGTTGCCGTGTTCGGTACATTTTGAGAGCATGCCGTTTGCCGACACATCCTGCGCGGCGCTATATTTCGGCGCGGCTGTAGCGCTGTCGCTCCACAGGTAGCCTTTTATCAAACCGACACAGTCATGCACGCGCTTGCCGATATCTTTCTTGCACGCCGCATATCTGGCGCTTGTATAAAAAGACGGATACTGCTTGCGCTTCGAGTCAAGCAGCGTCTGTGTGCCGACCTGCCCAAAGGTGCCGTACCAATACGGATTGCCGATGTTCGCTTTTGCGTATGCCACGAGCCCTGTATTAGTCTTTGCCATTTTCAGCACCCTCCTTTTTCTTAAGCTGCTTATTGATTTCCGCAACCGCCGCTTCGATAAGCATGTCCATCTCGATATCAGATATTGATATGCCTTTCTCATTGAGCATTTCAACGATGTTTTCCTTGACCTTCGCAAGCTTTTCTTCGCCGTGTAAATCTTTATACAGCTGCTCCGCTGCGTTGACACAAGTTTTCACGACCGACTCTTTAGTCTTGTCGGCGGAAAGCTTCGAAAGAATCTGCTTTATCGCGATTCCGATGAAGCCGAGCACCGCCGTTAAAACGGTGTAGATCAATGTCATACCGTACTCCGACCAAAATTCTGCAAACATAAATGTGACCTCCTTATTTTTCGCTCATACGGCTCTCCAAGCCGTCTATCCGATGGTGCGCCTGTTTGGCGGACGATTCGACAGAACTCAGCCGTTCGACCACCTTTCCTATCTGATCATCCTGCTTTTCTTGCTTTCTCTTGATGTCATCAACGCCACTTTTGATGTATCCGAGTTCCGTTAAAACGACACCATCTTTTTTGCCCTCATCTTTGTTATCGCTCCTACCGTTCCGCTTATAGGCGATATAGCCAAAGATTATTGCGCATATAGTCCCGCACGCACTAAGAATCGTCAAGAAGATGTTTACACCGCTCATGTAGTCACCTCCTCGAAGTAAATGCCCACAAGCTGCGACGGTACATAGTGTAGTATAGTACCTTGACCGTTGCTGTCGTCGCGTATGCACTTGTATGTTTTGCCGGCGTCAGCATAATATAGGTCTTTGTAGTACCTCATGCCGACCGCCGCCGTGATAGGATTGTTGATTGTGCCATCCTCGCCGACCGTGATGCGTTCCCAGTGCGCCGCCACATCCTCCGGCAACCATGTCGGATTTGCCGTTATAGCGTTGTAGCAGCGATAGAGCCCGCTCGGTCTGCGGACTATACTGCCGACGGCATAATCGACATACCCGCTCCACAGCGGATAAAGCTCGGCATACTCCAAAGCTTCTGCGTCCGTCGTGACCTTTGTCAAAACGCCGTCTATCTTGTTGCGATAAGCCTTTGCTTCTGCTCGCGTCATGTTGCACCTCCTGTGATAATTTCAAGCGCCTCGGAGTCGGAAATCTCTTCGCCCGGCTTATCAATCTCCGTCCAGTTTTCTGCACTGTCGTTGACTCCGAGGTGGACGGTTGCCGCGATAACATCGCCTTTTTGCAGTGCCTTACCGTCGTCTGCCGTGAGTATGTTGCCGTTTATTGTCATGCCGTCACCACCGTCCATCCTTTATTTGTCGCCACTGCAATAATATCGTCAGGTATGCCGACCGCCGTCGCGGGCGTTATCGCGAGTTTTATAGTTCTCGCAGTGCCTCCCGAAATATCAGGCAGAGAATTAAACATTTCTGTAACCGCCGCAACGGAAAGATTTGTTTTGCTAAAGTTGATATTACCGGGAAACGCGGTCATATTTTCCGTTCCGCTAAAAACGACTTTGCGGAGCGACCTTAAGCTGACGTCGATTCCGTTAGCTGTGAACTCCGATATATCAACAACTAACTCTTCAAGCAAATCAGACGCGACTATCTTTTTAACCTTTGGACAGCCCGTTAAACGCCTAAGCTCCGGAGCAACGTCAAGCATCCCGTACCCTGTTCCCGCGTTGCTGTTGGTAGGTGATACGCCCAACCCTTCGAGACCATATGCCCTGCCGAGAGCAGGAAAGCCTTCCATCAAATAGATGTATTTAATGCCGTAAAAATATACGTCAGAGGTGTAAGAGTCGCGGGCACTTACATTATATATCACATCTCTAATTATCGTCGGACAGTAATAGTTGTAGGTGTCTCTGAATTGAATATTGCGATAAGGCGTTGTAAGAGTGATTTTGACGACTATTTGTTTTTTTCCGTTCGACAGCGATTTCGCCCAATCAAACCCATTAAAACCGTAGTCAAGCGTAATGGTTGCGTCATTATTAATACCATTCCCCGCGATTGTCCTGCTTGCCTTTGAAACAAAAGCACCATTAACCACGATTCCCTCGTCCACGGTTGCAGAGGTAGCGCGAAACGTGAAATTTCCCTTGTTAGGATAATTTTTTTTTAGCTCGACGAGCAAATACATAGTATTCTGCTCGACCTTGTCATAATCCGGCAACCTTAGCCACTCGGCGGGGCGTGTTCCGCCATAAACTTCGCGCGGGTCAGACTCCGGCGAGGCGCCGCCTGTTGGCAAACCTCTAACAGCCGCTCCCATTTCGGCGACCTTATATGTCGTCGTGCTCTCGTTTTTCTCGCGGATAGCGTTGGCAATGTCCTGAATTGACGATTCCTCATATAGCTTTTTAGACATCAGTAACTCACCTCCGTGCCGTCGTCAATGACGATGTTGACCCTCTCGCTTCCGTCATATAGATAGGCGGTGTTTCCAACAGTTATCTGAAGCTCATATGGGTTAGGCAATGTTCCGTCAGCTCTTGCAAGACGCACATCTTCTGCCACAACCCCATTTGCTGTTATCGCGACGGTAAACGACTGCGCGGGAAAGTCCATACCCATACTTTTCAGCGCGCCCGAGCCTGAGAAAATCCAAGTGTTAGCCGCTGTCATTGGAATAAAGAGCGGAAGTGTTGCCGTATATGCACCCATTTTGCAACGACAGACAAGACTATAGCCGGAGTTATAAGCTGCCTTTATATCGTCCATAGATACTGGGCATGTGTAGTTTGGGTAAGTGCCCGCAAGGTCGATATAATAGGCAGGTTTAAGGCTGACATCGGAGCCGTTATATTGGAGTTTGCCGTCAGAGACAGAGAGCTTGTCGAGAACGTCTTCATTATTATGTTCATGGGCTTTCTTAACCGCAGGATAAACCAAACTGTTAAGAATTGTCTGTAAACTTAATGATTGTGCAGAGCTGTCGGCAGATATCTTGGCTTTAATACTGTCTGCTTCAAGTGGTTCCACATAGCAATCCCACGTATCTGTGTTATCGACATATACATAAAAGACCGCATTGGCAAAAACTAAGAACTCATAATCGGTTTCTGTGGCAATCCCGAGAGGAATTAAAAATGTGTTATTCTCATTCGTAACCGTGAAAGCAATCAAAACTTGCTTGCCCGCCTTATAAGCTGCATCTATTTGCTCGTAGGTCTTATTGTGGGAAGTAATTGTATATCCATCTGCCCCGCTTTGCGCCTGCACATTAACAATAAAAAGTTCCGACCCTGTTGAACCTCCACCACCTATAACCTGACCATCATAGGTCGGCTCGCCGTCTGACTCCGCAAATTTATCAAGCACCGCCTTGTTATCATGGTCGTGCCGTGCGGCAGTGTTAAGCGCGATTTCGGCGGCAAGGCTGTGACTCAACCGCTCCGTGCCGTCCGGGATAGACACTTTGGCAGAGCCTGTTATCATCGGTGCATAGCCGACTATCTCGCCGTCCGCAAAAGCGACAAGCTGTGCTGCCATGTTGCCGGGTTCAGGCACAATATCGCTCGTGATTTTAACCGCCACATAGCCGTCCACAGGAGTCAACAGCCCGGTTTGCAGATACTCGCCGACCGTCGACTCAAAGTAGACTCTGTAGCTGTCCGCGCCCTCGAGCTCGGCGGGAACGGGTAGCGACAACTCCGTGAAGTTGTTCTCCGCTCGATATCCAACGTCATAACCGCGCGGGTGAGCATAATCAATCGTTATCGTGGTTGTCCGCATCGTCTACCGCCTCCTCTTCCTGCAACATTTCATTGAGCATCTCTATTTTACCGAGCTGTTTGATAAGCTCGGTACGGACATATTCCAGTCGACTCGTCAGCTGTTTTGTCTCCTGTTCAAGCTGCCTTGCCGTTTCTCTGGCTGTACCGAGTTTTTTTCCGAGTTCAGTTTTTATCATATTAGACTTACCTCCTTACGCAAGTTTTTTGTAAATACCGTTGCCGTTAAACTCCGCATACAAACCGGTGTTGTCAACAAACAGTCGTCCAGTGTACCCGCCACCGGATTTAAGTTCAAGGCTCATGCCCGCTCCACCGCTACCGCTTGAGTAGATGTTGATTCGCGCCGGGATTGTGCCTTTTGAGTTATTAGCAAGCTGCATAAACGCTTTTGCTTCGTTTGTCGCACCTATTTCCGCACTTATATCCGTTGACCTGAATGGGGCGTGAGATATAAAACCTATACTTTCGCCGTTACTGTCAACAGTCATTATCTCGTTGACCTCGACACACTGTCTAAACCGCGCTCTTGCCTTTTCGATAAGCGCATAATCGGTCTGCCAATGTATTATTCCGGTTTTGTTCTCGTCGCTTTCGCCGAATCTAAAGCCTTTTGTGTTTATCCCATCAATGCTTGGCAACGGCGACGCAAATGTCGCGTAATAGTAGTTGTCCACCATTGCGTCAGTAACAGTCAAATAATTGTAATTTGTACCCGTCGCCATATTTGTGGCGTAGTACATTTGCAGATATCCGCCCGACAAGTCGGTTTTAAATGCATCGCTCTCTATCGACAGGCTACCGCCGTCAAGGTTTATATCGCCGCCCGTAATGTCAACATCAGACGCGATAATCTTGCCGGTGTCTAAGTTAAAGGAAAACTTTCCCGTAGGCGACGAAAGAATATCAGTCGTGATATAGCTTGCGGATATCTTGTTCGCAGCGATGCTGCGTATGACCGCGTCACCGTCTTTTGATACACCGTACTCCCAGTTCGGGGATCCGTTGTTCCAACCGTTATTAGTCCAGGCATAACCACCGGCGTTGCGGCAGTAGATGGTGTTGCTCCCCTCAAGCGTAGGCTTGTCGTGGTAATAAGTAATTACCGCGCCGCTGCTGTCCGCTTTACGCGTGACATATAGGCCCATGCTGTTCGCGATGGTCTCGTTCAGCGCGAGTGTCGCCTGTTCGTAGTCGTTGATTTGCGCCGCCTGCTGTGCGCGGGTCTGCTCGAGTACCGCCTGCTGCTTCGGTGTAAACGCGCCCATTGTGGCATATCCCGACTGCGTTGCCGTTTCGCCCTTGCCCTCGAGCTTAGTGCAGCGGTTCTGTGACTGCCACTTGACATTTGTCAACACGACTTTCTTCGTCCCCTGAGCCGTCTCAAAGTTCATCACATCGAGCGGTCTGAGGTGCGGGAAAGAGTGTGTAGTGCAGGACATAGGCGTGTATGTAAGACTGCATCGCGCGGTTTTGAGTTCCGTCGCCAGTGTGCTGAGATTCATATCGCTCTGCACAAGAAGATTGCCCTCGATGTTAAAGGCATAGTCCTTTGTGCCCGCGAGGTACTCTGTCTTGTTCTCGTCGTTTCCGACGATGCGTACACCGGAAAACACGATGTTGTTTTCGGCAAAGTCTGTATTGCCGGAAGTAAAACGATCTGAAGCTTTTATAACCGTGTGTTTGGCGTTTGTCGCATACCACCCGCCTGTCAGCTTGCCGTCATAGTCAATATACAAGCTCACGCCCATAAGCTCCGCAGCCCAGACAAGCACCTGACGATAGGTCAGGTTGTCCGCCTCCGGGCGTTTTGGTATCGATACACCCCGATGCAAAGTGTTCGTCGGAAGCTTCTGCGACACCCCGCACTTTGTGCAGGCATCGGCGACTATCTGATACAGCGTTGCAGGATAGGCAAGCTCAGTATCATAGGCTCGGTTAAACTTCGCCATGCGGTCATAAGCCGTTATTTTGATGCTTCTGAGCTTGCGCGGAGGGCTGTCCACCGTGTAATAGCCGATAGGCACTGTCTCCTTTGTCGAGCCTGCGGGAAAGCTCGTAGTGACATACAGCTGTGCGCCCTCGAACACCTTGTCGTCAAACGCACCGTCGGTATTCTCAAGAGTAAAACTCAGCTCTGACATACACGCCGAGCCCAAATCAAGCTTGCTGCCCGTGACACTTGACCAGTCCACCGTTACCGCGCCGATGATGTCTTTGTCGGTAATATTAAATGCCGTGCCTTTTGTAGGCGTACAGAGGATATTGACGGACTGCACCACATCCTCTCGCAGAGCCGCAAGCCCGGCAGAAGTTATTGGATACATAACATCACCCCTTTCGCGCCACGATTTTAAAGGTCACATTGTCAACAACATTCAGACTGCTGTTGTACAGCGGCGCACTTCTGTTGCCGACATAAAACTCTTTTGTTACATATCCGCCCTCGAGCATATTTAAGTACTTGACCGTTATATACTCCGGATTGAACATTTTCAGAATCTTGCTCGCGTTCGCTATGGACAACCCGGAAAATTTAAGCGTTACCGCATCGGTCTGCCCTATACGTTTTTTGTGCATGACGACATCTTCGGTACGCCCTGCATCGCTGGCCGAAGCGTCCTCAAGCTCCCATTTATATCCGTCCTCCGAGTCCGGATATACCGGCATAGTTACGCCGTCCACGGTAGCTATCGGATTGTCGCCGGGATTAAAAGCGGTTGCCACTGCTGTTCCACCTTCTTTCTTGACATAAAAAATGAAATATGATAGATTAAAAAGAAAAGGGAGAAATTCTGATGAAAAAATTTATTGCTTTACTTATCGCAGGTATTATGCTGATTGGGCTCTGTGGATGCGGCAATTCTACAACCACCAACTCCCCCACTACTCCAGATAATATCAGCAAAGTAGATTTGCCGAATGACCATTACGGCGAGGGAATGTACAAGGTTGGAAAAGACATTCCCGCCGGAGAATACTGGATAATCGCCACAGAAAAAGATTATTCAGGATATTTCTGTGTGTCGTCCGACAGTTCCGGAGATTCGATTATTTTTAACGAAAACTTTGACACTTGGGTTTATGCCACTGTCAAGGACGGCGAATACATAGAAATTACACGGGCAGAAATGTGTCCCTCGGAAAAAGCTCCGGACATGCACTTCAACAGTTCCGCTGTGCTCGAAGGGGTTTATAAGATTGGAAAGGATATTCCCGCCGGAGAGTACAAGCTCGTTGCCACTGAGGCGGGAAACGACGGTTATTACGCCGTGCTGTCGAGTTCGTACAATTACGGCGATAATATCGTTGCTAACGATAACTTCAGCAACAATGCATATATCACTGTCCAAGACGGACAATATTTGCAGATTTCCAGAGCACTTGGTGAAAAAGTGGACTGACGCAATATTACAAGGGAAAAGCCCTCTCGATTGAGAGGGCTTTTATTCGTTTATCGGAATGATTACTTTACCGGCACGCATGTTGACATTTCTAAGCTCGTTTACAATATCACCGCGCTCGTTCATAACGACAATTGTTACGGTTCCGCCATTGCTTCGTTCCATAGCTCTTTCAACACCGCGCTCAACACCCGAAGAAACACCGTCCACAATTTGGCTGTTGTTGGCAACTGCCGTCCTGCCTCCGATTTGTCCAACCATCTCGGGGCCGCTCTCTCGAGCAATAAAGAGTTGTCCGGTATCAGGATATCCGCCGGATGCATACTGCTGTGCCCCGGTAGATCGGGTTTTTACTGTCACATCGCAGCTTACACCGTTTATATTGTTGATGTTATTTTTAAGCTTGACGAGCTGATCCGAATAATACTTCGTCTTTTTGCTTGCGTCATCCATTGCAGCAGACGTGTTCTTAATAGCCTTGCGTGACTGTTCCAAAGCGTCTTCGGCATGTTCGACTTCTTTTTTAAGAGTTCGATATTCCGGACTAAGCTTTTGCGATATCCAGTTCGCGACATCACGAAAGCCACCTGATACGCCCTGATTTTTCTTGTCAAGTTCTGCCGCCTTTTCGTTTAGCTTATTTTGTGCCTCGGCAAGCCTATCTGACGCAACCTTGTAATTGTCAGTCGCCGTCTTGTTGTCAATTGTTGCTTGATAAAAGGCTTTGTATGACTCAGTCAGAATGTCTTGTATTGCAGCCATTTCGGCCTGTTTCTTCAAAGCCTCTATGACCCCGTAAATTGAGTCCTTAGTCTCCACAACTACGCCTTTGGTCTCGTCGATACTCAAATGCAATCCGTCGATATTCATAGCATTCAGAGTGTCGACCTTGACGCGCATCAAGTCCATTTCATAGGCGGACTTATTTGACTTTTCGCTCAGCTGATATATCTCGTCGGTGAGCATTTTAACTGCACCGTACTCCGCACTGACGGTGTTCAATCCCTCTATCTTCTGATTAAGACCATCCATATTTTCCTTTGTTCTTTGGATGATTGCCTCAGAGGATGCGATGTTTTCTGACAACACCTTATAGGCATCGGAGGATTGGTAGGTCTTTTCTGCAAGCTCATCTGCGCCCTGTTCAAAACCTATGATAGCTCCCGTGATTGCACCAATTGCCGCGACGACCAGTCCGGCCGGACCCAACGCCGCATACATAGCCACTGCAACGGCAGTAAGTCCTACTGCCATAACCGCCAGTTTGGCTTTGGCGTCTTCTGCGCCCGCGCCGAATGCCTTAAAAGCAGATTTTGCCATCGCCAGCGATGCCGCGAATCCTGCCGCGCCTATCATGGCTTTTTGAGTTGCCGACAAACCCGCTCGGAACTGCTTCAAACTGTCTTTGGCAGCACCCGCAGCTTTCTTCCATCCATAACCTAACGCCTGCGCTGTGCTTCCTCCGGTCTCCTTTATCCAAGAAAAACTCTCGGTAAAAGTAGAGACAACTCTCAGCCCCTTAAAGCTATTCCACACGCCTTTTGCGCCGGAGTACCACTTACTCAGAACCTTTACGCCGAAAGCGGCGGTCGCGCCGGCTGCAACTCCCTTTATCACCGGCTCAAGTGCAGAGACTGTGGATTTCACTTTTTCAAGCTTCTGCTTCAGCTCTTCGGCACGCTCCGCAAGCTTCGGGTCAATAACACTGTCAGCGTTGGAAAATGGGCTCTTAAAATTGTTTCCTCCGCTCGATACCGTTGTGCTGCTTCCGCCTCCGCTGCCGCTATCAGATCCGGTATCCGGCGTTCCGAGACGATTGATTTCATCGATGCCGAGCAAAGCGTTTTTATAATCCTTTGCCTTTTTCGCCGCACTGCCGAGGTTTGTGGACACTTGCTGTGTGCTATTGGCAAGCTTGGCGGTGTTTGACGATGTCCGGCTCGTTGCACTCGACGTGCCGAACAATATAGCCATGACTTGCCCGGCTTTTTCGGCGAGAGCGGTCAATCTTTCAAGCAACGCCGTGACCTGCGGGATACACTGCTGCAAAGCCGGCGCAAACATTGACCCGAGCGCGCTCGACAACATTTTTGTCTGCGCTTTCAGAGCAGCCTGCGCTCCTGCGAGGGTGTTCGAATATTTCGCAGCATCCCCGGTCTGGAATGCCGTCTCCCGCATGATGCCCTGTGTCGTGGCTATGCGCTTTTCTGCGTCGGTCAGCGTTGCTACAGTCTTGCCTATCGATGCCGCATATTCATCCCATATAACGGACAGGTTTTTTGTAACGCCGGCGTTGTCGACAAGAATGCTGTTTTCGTTTTTGATACCTTCGGCCGCGCTCTTGATGGCTTCGCCCATCGTCATACTGCCCTGACGGTTAAACGCTGCCGAGTCTTTCAGGTTGGTCAGTATGGACTGTGTCTGCTCGTCGGAATACCCTGCCGCCGCGAGGCTCTTATACGCAGTGTAAGCGTCCATCATCGGGATAAGACCGTCTTTGGTATACGATTTAAGCCACGCTTTCGCGGCGTTCAGGTCTTTTCCCTGCGCGGTCAATATGCTCGACAAGCCCATCTGCGCGGCTTCGTTTTCCGCATATGCGTCCGTCAACTTCTTGACCTCGCTTACTACTTCCCGTATGACCGCAACGGCAGCGGTAGTTTTTATGCCTGTAAAAAGCTTTCCGACACCCGCTCCCGTGCGCGTTGCCTGCTGTTCAAGCGACCCCAGCCTCTTGTTCGCCTTATCAATCTTGGCGTTAAAGTCCTTGGTGTTTGCTGTAATCAGCACTTGCAGTTCTTCAACTGTCATTTTTTCTCACCTGCCCTGTGCCTTGCGGCGTTTTTTGATTTGGCATAAGCGGACATCCGAGCTTTGATTACCATCCACCCGGTTTGCTGCATGCCGAAAGCTGACGGGAACGCCTTTTCAAGCGTAGGATATTTTTCCGGGTCGTTAAACGCGAAAGAATTAAGCCGCCCGAGATTCCATATCAGCTGTAACTGCCATTTACGCCGCTCATTTTCCGCCTTTTGTCTTGTGGATATAAGGTCCTCAACCTCTCCGGCCGACATGCTCCAGAATTCGTCCGGGGTTATCCCGACCGCAAAAGCGCGAGGTTTGAGATCCGCGACCCACTCGGTCGCCGAGGAGAAGATTACTCTATCTCCTGCTCCTCCCGCTCCATGTCCGCTATCTGTTCCGGTGTAAAAAAACCGGACACCTTCATAATGCCGAGGAATGTGTCCGCTCTGTCCTCGAGGGTAAAGCCCTCGGCTTCAAGCGCATCGATGAGCTCATATGTCTTGGGGAGCGTCATATTCGCCTGGTATTTCTGCAGCGCGCCCCAGAGGGTCACTGCAAAGACCTTGGTGTATGCCAGCTTGTCAAGAGCTTCAAGCAGGCTGCAGCCTATACGGTCTTCCACTTCGATTTTTGTCGCCGTCGTGAGCTTGAGCTTGTACTCCTTCTCGCCGGCGGTCAATCTATAAAAAGGTGCATTACACGCAGTAAGCATAGTTGTTGTCTCCTTATTTTAAATTTTCGGCGGAGTTTCCCCCGCCGATGTGTTCTTTAGCCGCCGGACGAGGTATATTCCTCTATATCCGACGATGGAGTGATTTTTGCAGTAAAGGTCAGCGCCTCTGCGACGCCCTTTCCGGGCATCGAAAGTGACACTCTGCCTGTCCATGTGAAACCGGAACCGTCCGGGAACAGCAGAATAAAGGTCTTGTCTGCATCCTTAGCTCCCTTGAGGGTCGCCCAGTTCGTGCCGGTCTTCATACCCTCATAGCCGAAAGTAAACGCCATATCCCCGGGGTCGGAAAGCCCGGGCTTATACTTTCTCTGCGTGTCCTTCATCGTGGTCACGTCGATTTTGTCCGATTCGCCGAGCATATCGGGAAAATCAAGCAGACCGGGAACTTCAGCTGCCGCTTCTGCGCTCGCGCCCATTTTCAGAATCACGCCTATAGAAGTCTGATAATCTTCCATTTGTACTTACCTCCTTATTAACTGCGGTAAAACCGCTTCGTGTTGTTGTCGTAGACTCCGTTATAAAGCAGGACGGTGCGGTATAACACCGTACCGTCCTCCTGTTCGTCCTCAAGGTGGTTAGGACTGCCGCGAAGCAGACCGAGGCGGAGCATTGCATCGTCAACTTGTCTCTCGACCTCGTTTCTGCCCTCCGGCGTCGTCATCCACACTTGAATCTGCACGGCGATCCGGGAAAAATGATCCGGACGCGAAGAGGATGGCATTTTAACGGAGTTATCCATCTGCTTTATCAAACCGTGCCGTTCAAAACTCTGCGGATATTCCGCAGACCATTTCACGCCCGGTACAGCGAGTGAAAGCACATCATAAGTCACCTGTTCGATATCAACCATTTTTCTGACCGCCTTTACGATTTATTTCCTGCTGTATCGCACGCTTATAGCACTCGAGTATTGCTTCGCGATTGTTTATAAGCGCAGGATAAAGATACGGCTGCGCCTTTTGTCCGCTTATCATTCGCCAGCCGACAGCAGGGATTTTGCCGCGCCACTTGTCCGCCTTGTAATGGATCCCGCCCGGGAGCTCATAAGGATATGTGCCGTTACCTTTGGGACCCGTACCGAATTCCACATAGACGGCGTATTCAACATTGGTCAATACGCTGCCGATATGCTTGCTACCCTCGCGCTTGTAGTCGGTATGCAGCGACGCGCGCAAGTTGCCGTTATCTACCGGGCACAGCTCTTTCGCACTGTTGTTGACTATTCGCGTCGCTTCGCGCGTACCGTTTGATATGGCGGTATCAGCGCCGCCGAGCTTTGCGAGCTTTTTAGCCAGCTCGCCGAGGCCCTTAACCTCAATGCTCATGGCTCACCGCCTTGCAAAGATACAGCGTGTGGCTGTCGTGCGGCTGAATCTCGGCGATTCGGTAATAAGTGCCGCCGTATTTCACATAGTCGCCCTTTTCAACGGCGAGCGTATCGGATGTTGAAAAAGTGGCGTCTTTGTTGCACTGCAGCCCCCATTCCTGCGCCCGCATGGCATCGGTAACAAGCCGGAAGTTGACAGTAAAAGAGCCCGCAGGCGTTTCTGCGGGCTTCACTGTTTCACTGCCGAGCGTTCCTGTCTGTTTGACGGCTTTATAATGCTCGACTGTTTTGTCCTGGAATACGGCGCGCTGTGCGCGTCTGAAAGCGTCGGGGATCTTCACCAGAAAAGCCTCCTCCACTCGTTGAGCATCGCCTTTTCGCTGTCGCTCAGTTCCGCCGCCGTAGCGAGGTCTGAGTCACTGTGCTTAAAGCTCACGCTCTGGTCACCGTCCGTTATGCTCGCGACGGTCTGCGCCGCATCGGTAGAGCCCGGCTGCTGCGTGCGGTAACGCTGCGCGGCTATCTCTGCCACAATCAGATCAAGACCGGGGACAAGCTCACGCCGCTTGGTATATCGCAACACCTTTGACTCAACGCTGTCCAACAGATACCGGGCAGCCGGCAGCGACATTTCCTTACCCAACATCACGCGCATCCGGGCTATGAGGTCGGCCTTGTTCTGCTCCGTCATATCAGCCCACCAGCCTTGCGGTCATGTCGCTGTCAAGGATCTTGACGCCGTACAGGATATCAAAGCTGACGCGGTCGGTCTTGTGCTTGATGTCGTAGTCATATACAACCCTGATAGCAAGACCGTTCCTGCTCGACGCAATAGCCGCATTATTCGCGCCCATAGGCAGCTCAAGCTGACGGGTGACGAGTGCAAGGCCGTTGCGGTGGAATGCAAGGGAATGAGTCGTTTTGACGAGATACACCGTGACCGCCTCGCCCGAGGCAATGGTGCGATGGATAGGCTGGTCTATCGCGACCTCAGCGACCGCGCCGCTTGCGGCAGTTGCATCGGCGGCAAATCTGTAAAGATAGCCGTCGAGGATAAAGCCGTCGCCCTTTTTAAAGGTGCCGGTCGCCGCAGTGACATCCGAGAGTGCGACCTTGGTCTCGCCGGCGGTGCAGGAGACTTTTGCAGCGGTCGCAGTGCCCGCAGTTGCCGCGAGGGTATCGGGGGCATTCTGCGACATATAGGTGTCAAGACCATAGATAGAGCCGAGCTCTGCTGAGCGCAGGGCGTCGGAGTTGCCTGCATATGCGACCTTTGAGAGGTTTTCCGTGGTCAGATAGCGATACTTGTGCGTCGGATTGACGAGAAGTCTGCGCTGCTGTATCGGTACGCCCTTGAGGTCAAATGCCTTGGCAATGTTGGCAATGTCCTTGAGGTCGGCCGCGTTCGCGGTGCCGCTCACGGTGTTGCCGGCGTTTGCGATGCCTTCGGCGATAATATCGCTGTCGATGGCCTGGGATATGGCCTGCACCGCAGGAGATATGATCTGCTCAGAAAATGACTTGATATCGAGGGTCATTTCCTTGGAAGTGACCGGAACGGTGACATCACGGAAATGGTCAAGGGTCACCTTGACGCTGCCCTCGTTCACATTCTGGTCTACGGTCTCGCCGACGAAGTTCTTCGCGGAAAACTTCGCGGGCTTGCGGATGGTGATGGTATCACCGACGTGTGCGAACTCCTTGGAATAGTCCTTGTGGACAAGGTCGGCAGCAACGAGATTGTTCTCGAGCACCATAAGAGCCTCGTTCGCGACTATCTGAGGAGTCAGAAATTTGTTTGACATTTGTTAAATCCTCCGTTTTTACTGATTTTTGCGCCAATTTACATAATCGGCATAGTTTTCGGGGGCTTCGCCCGGTTCGGGGTCTCCGCCTCCGTGGTCGGGGTCTCCGCCCCTCTGTCTGGTTTCGACTTTGTCAAAGAGATAGGCGTCGCTTTCTCTGATTGCTTTGAGCTGATCGTCAAAGCCCTCGAGCTTGCCGTCTTTGTCGAGCTTCACGCTGCCGGGCGTTATCAAAGCTTTTATCGCTCTTGCGTTCTTGCCCTTGGCGGCTGTAATAGCGGCATCGATAGCGGAGTCAAGCTTCATAGCGGCGATATCGCTATCATACTTAGCCTTAGCCTGCTTGTTCTCGTTCTGCAGCTGTGTAATCGTAGCCTGCAGTCCGGCGGTATCAACCTTTTTGAGCTCTTCAAGCTGACCGTCCCGCTCTGCTATCTGACCCTCAAGGTTCTTGACCTTGTCGGACTCGGCGCGAAAATCTGCTTTTGAAACAAAGTTCTTGCCGATATAGCTCGCTATCTTCTTGTCGATGTCCTCGGTGTGTGCGTCGCCTAAAATGTCTTTAAGCCAGTCCATGTCTGTCCTTTCCCGCGCTCCCTTTTTACTTGGCCAGTCCCAATATTGCGCGACACCATTTTGCTCCGGGTGGCGGATAAATTTGGATATAAAAACAGCGCTTTGCATTTGACTGCAAAACGCTGTAATTATTATGTTGTGATATGACAAAACCGCCTCGCTTTCGCTTGGCGGCTCGTTATTTATTATTGATCCTCTTCATCAAGAGTATCTTTTCCGAAAGCTTTTATATAGCTCTCGGTGAGGTCTTTTATGATAATCGGGGCTTCTTCTTCGTCCAGTATTCCGTCGAGGCGACCTTTGAGCAAATCCTCATAGTAGAGATAGAGCTCATCGCTCATAGCTTCGCTGAGATCGTTGTTGTCCACTTCCCACTTTATCAGCGGAAGCACCGCGTTAAGACGTTCGGCTTCTTCAAGGATATCCTGATCGAATTCTGTGAGATATGAGTTTTCGAGCAAATCTCCCGTTTTCGGCTGTATACCCGTGCTTAAACGGTCTTCGAGAATTTCTGTTGCTCCCTGATAATCAAGCTCGTACTTCATCTTTTTCTCATCCTTTCTTTCCAAACATTGCCTTCGACCCTTTTGTTTGAGATAACATTCACTTCAACATCCGGGTATAGTTCTTTAAATTGCTGCATTACCCCTTTGCAACTATCGCACATTCCACGTTCGGAAAGCATACATATCTTTTTAAAAGGGTTTGTTTCATACAAATCGGCAAAGAACTCGAAGAGCTTCGCCTCAGTGTCATTGTAGGTTTCTTTCCTCATCGTTCCATCCATTTTGGGAACATCAATGTATTTAAAACGTCGAGCCTCTTTAAGTAAAACTAATTTTCCAGTTCCTTTGTACCCACCGATACTTGCTTTTCCGGATATGGCACTGTGTGCATAGTACATATTGTCAAAATCATCATCGATATATGCTCCGGCAATATTTCCGCTTTTTTTGTATTTGCTCGTGAATTGGAGTCTTTTTTCATAAATAACCTTTTTATCAAACCGCAAGATTTCATCAGTAGAGAAATTGCCTGAATCTATCTTGTATTGATTCACAAAGCGGTATTGCCTTTTAAGCGTCTTCCACTTTTCAGAATCATTATACTTTATTTTTAAGAATTCATCAAGAGAATCCGGCACATTTTCTTTCAAGACTGCCGAATATCGCTCGAACTGGTCTCTGTTGTAGGAGGACACCTGCGTCAAAGTCTTGGGCGGGTAATATTTAAGCTTCCCGGTAAGAGGATTTATATTATCCGCAAGCCACTCTTCATATGTCGTTTCCGCCGGAATAAGCACGGTTTTCCCGGTCTCGGGATCCAATGCCCTGCGTTTGAGTTCGGCTCGGTTTTGTCCCTCTATAACCGCCGTTGTGGTACAGCGGTCATTCGGATGGAGCGGCGGATAGTTTATGCCCTCCTTCGCTTCGGAGACCGGAAAAGTCTTGCCGTCCAACGCGCCGCAGACATCACAGGTGCGCCCGTCAAGGGTGGCGAGGAATCTGTATTCCGTTATGCCTTCCTCTTCGTATGCCGCTTTTTCAGCGGCGTTGTACACACGGTTCGTCTCGGTGCGTATCAGCCGCATCGAGCTGTACATTCCGGACTGCATCGCGTCAGCGAGCTGGCGCGCCATTATCTGCGGACCCGCTCCCGTCATAATCCCACGCGCCACAATACCGTATGCGCTGTTGGCAAGCGCGGATGTGTTCTGCCAGATACGGTCGGAAAAGTTCGCGCCTTTCCATCGGTCATTTACTATGGTGTTTACGGCGCCTTTCGGCAGAGCTGAGAACTCAAAGCCTAATCCCGTGCCGATCTGCGTGTCATATATGCTGCGATAGTATGTATCCCCGCTCACGTCTTCAAGCAGCCGCTTGAGCTCCCGCTTCTCCCGGTCGGCAAGCAATGCCGTTTCCGTCTCGATATTGGCTTTCAAAGCCTCAAGGCGGTTTATCCTCGCGGCGTATGCCGGCGCATTGAGACGGGCAAGTGCTTTTCTTTTTATGACCGGGTCTTTTATGTTATTGAGTTCTTTGCGCAATGCTTCCAATTCCGCTTCTGCTTCTTTGGTATTCAGCATCCGCCGAGCCTCTTCCGGCGTCAATTCACCATTTGTCGCATAACGCGAAAATATCCGATTTATGCGGGCGTCGAGGTCTTTCTGCGCCTTGGCGTATAACTTGACTGTTTTTGTCTTTATAGCCCGCGTCGAGGCACGTCGGGCATATTCCTCGCGCTGCAGTGCCCGCTCCTCCCAATAGAGATCAGAGCGCATTATTCATCATCCTTTTCGGAATCGTCCTTGTCGTCATCGTCGCCGATAAACATCTTTGCGTTTTCCTCGCGCTGCTTCTGCAGCTCTTCATACGCCTGCGCGACATCGTCAACAAATGGGTGCTTTGCTAAAAGCATCTTATCGGGCACAAGCCCCTGCGACTTCTGAATTATATCCACCGTCTCCGCGTCATTGACTATCATCGACTTGTGGACATCGTATTTGATAAGTGTATAGTCATAGTCAGTACCGTTCTTCAGGTTGATGTCCTGCGTAATAAACCATGACAACTCTTTCAACATGACCTTTAACTTCGAAACAAGCGGGTCAGCCTTGAGGTCAAGCAGGGTGTAGCGGAATTTCAAACTGACGCCTGACGGCGCGCTGCCGAGCTTTTCATCGTTCATATCAATGCCGCGCCCGATATGATATATGTCCCGGCGGAGCATATCGAGCCAGGCGAGACGCTCGGTGACATTCAGTGTGACCTGCTCCGCGCTTATCTTGCCTGACGGATCGCTTATTGACACTGCCTTGTTTATCTGCAGCTTCTGCTGTATCGCTTTTGCAGTCTCTCCGCCGTATCCCTGTATCATCCAGTAGAGCTCGACGAGATCTATCTGATTATTCGTCGACGCAGAAGATATCAGGTTATATGCATCAAGTAGCCCTTTGATGCGCGAAAGGTCGGTCTGATGCGCAGAGTTGTTATAAAGCGGCACAAACGGAATTCTTCCCCACGACTTCGCCTCAACCGAAACGCGCTCGTCGTTGATTATCTGCTCGTTATACCAATGCGGTCTGTTGCTTTCGAGCACGAACTCTCCGGCATCGTTTTCGACATAGCGTTTTACCCCTGTCGCAGTCCACCACTCTACCCGCTCCCGCTCCGTCTCTGTGCCGTTTTGCACGACGGTTATTTTATAATGGCGGAAAAAGTCGGTAATCACCTGCTGATAGCTCATATCGCGGCAGGCAATACATTCCGTCGTCGGGATAACAACAAAACAAAGCTTGCCGGCTGCCGAGTAATAGACATGCAGCCATCCGACGATACAATTTGACGCATTTGTCGCGAGGTCAGGGAGCATGTCCACAAAAGCCTCGTCGGAGGTCACTGCGGTGACAGCGTCCTCAAAAGCTTTCAGACTTTCATCTGCACCGCCCGCTCCGTCATTTGCGCCCTCGACAGAGACGGAAAGCGGCTTGCCGAGGATGTACGCGACCTTCTGGTCGACCATCAGCGCATGGAAATTATGCACATTGTGGTGATTCGAATTGTTTTCGTTGATTATCTTAACGCCGCCGCGCTTTATGCCCGCCGGGCTGTTTTCGTCTTCTTCGTAGACGACCGTCTCGCGGAAATCTTTCTGCAGAATGTCCTGCATACCGCGATAATACCGGAGTCCCTCGCATGCCGCCAGATAATCCGGGTCTTCCCGCGCATTTTTAAGCACGGTTTTGATAATCTCATCGTCCGTAGCCGTATGGTGATACGCGAGCTTTTCTCTTATCAAGTCCATATTGTTAATCATTAAGTTACCCTCACATTCTGCTGGTCGTTCTCAGTGGCGTAGCGCGTGGCGTCAATCGTGTGGTTGTCCCTATCGGGATAGTTTGCTTTATAGTTGCCATCCTTGTCCCGCTCGAGCTCATACGATGAAAATTCCCGCGCCGCGTTTGGACAGCGGGCGGGATCTATTATTATTTCGTCAAGGTCGCGCAGCCATTCTATGCCGTGCTTCACGCTGTCCGGACCCTTGCGTGCGCCTCTGACTCTCAGGCCGTATTCATACATATCCGCTATAGACTTCGGTTCGGCGGAGTCTGCGATAATTTCGCCGGCAACTCCACGAGATTTTATACGGTCGGCGGCAAGTCTGTTGCTCATGCCCGCCGCGTATATCTCGTCGTATATGTACAGCCGCCTGCGCGGCTTGTCATAGTTGCACGATATAAAAACAAACGGGTCAACCGCATAGCCCCAGTCTATGCCGCGCCTGATACGGTCAAACCGCGCAATCTCTTTATTGGTGATAGGTCGGATACTGATGTTCCGGAATACCTCGCCGCCCGTGCCGGTGACTTCCCCGAGGAACTCGTGCCTATATCGTTCCGGCGAGTGCTGTTTCAGGTGCTCCGCCTCCAACAGCAGCGGCGCGCCTATCCAGTCCTGCGGCACAGTCAAATATGTGCTGTGATGTACCAGGCGGTCGGCGCGCTCTACGCGCACCTCATCATTCACCCACGCCCGCAGCGACTCAGGGGGATTGTACGAATAAAAAACATCGAATTTACTGCCGCCGCGCATGACCGACTGCAGCACATTATCGGTTTCCCGCATCCCGGAAAACTGATTCCATTCCTCGAACCAGATATAACGAAAATAGCCGAACGGGATCTTTATGGACTTGACTTTCATCGGATCGTCAAGACCTCGAAACATAATCGTTTGCCCGCTCGGCAGATATGTGATTTTCATCGGACTGACCGTCGCTTTAAAATACTGCGACACTCCCAGTTTATCGATAGCCCACAGCATCTGTGCAAAAACACTGTCCCGCAGCGTGTCTGCAATTTTGCGGAACACGATCGCGTGCGCGTCAGGGTTTTTAATGATGCCGCAGACAATCTCAAGCGATATATAGCTGCTCTTTGTGCTTCCGCGCCCGCCTTTAAGCACATAATGCGTATGCTGCCCGGCACACACATCGCGATGCACTTCGTAAAACGACGGCGCGATTATGTCAGTAAGCCTGACGGCCATATTAGCCGCCCCCTATATCGTCGATAATCTGCGGCGCGTTGACGGAGACTTCAATTCCATCCTTAAACAGGCTGAACCGCTTGCCAAGCAGCTCCGCAGCCTTCAGGCGCTCTTTTTCGTCCGGCGGCTTATCCAGCACCTTTGCCGCACTGCAGCCGTCGCCTTGACCTTCCACAACCACGACGCTCGCCGTGCTGTCTCCGCGCATCACGGCGGTGAGGTACTCCATGACCTCCTGCGCGTCGGCTATCTTTTTCGAGCTCAGCTCATCGAGTTTTGCTTCGATGTAGGCTTTAACATTAGCATTTGTTAGCAGCCTTGACGCATTGACTCTCGCAGCATCATCCGATTTTATCCGTGGATAAGCAGCCTTGTATGCTCTTGTCGCGTTGCAGTCGATGATGTACTCGTCTGCAAACCGCCTTTGCTTGTCGGTCATGGGTTCACCTCCGTTCTTGTGACTTGAAATAAAAAAACACCCTTTCGGGTGTAAAAAAATAAAAAATTTTTTTAATTTTTTGGTAAACATAGCGTTACTCTACGCTATAATAGGGGTACAGCGAGCGCAGCTATTCGCACCTCGCAAGTCTCTAAGGAAGGAGTAATGCATATGTCAACTTATGAGTTGATCACTTCAATTTGCAAGATCTTATCAGTTATAATCGAACTTATAAAGACCTGCAAAAAAGAAGGAAAACCCACATGGCACGGACGAGTGACAGTCGTTCCCTACCATCTATTTTTATTATATGCAAGGATTATGAAAAAATCAAGTATTATTATTGCAATCATTTTCATCGTCGCAAGCATGGCGCTTTGGTGCATATCGAGATTCGTCGGTTACATACCTGGCATTATCATCAGCGTTTTTGCAGCCATATGCAGCGTGTGCGCAATCATAATTCTTGCGAGAAAGGATGTCTAAGATGACAGTAAAACCAATCAAATTGTCCCCTAAGCGCGGAAACCACGGTCATATCACAAGCTACACTATCAACATCGGCTCTGCCGAAGCAAGAGAATGCGGCTTTACCGAAGACGGTGTGCAGCTAGAAAAGGTCGTTGACCTTGACCGCAAAGAGATCATCATACGAATCAAAAACGAATAAGTCATGCAGGCGGCGCGATTTCGCGCCGTCTTTGCTTTTTACATTTCAAAGACCCCGCTATTTATGACGCCGCGGGGCAGGCGTGTGTGAAAGGGGACATAAAAATGAAGAATAGAATATCGGTAACATTCTTCATCCTAATGCTAACAGAAATGAATTCCTCATTGTCCTCAACTTTGCCGAATATAGCGATAGCAAATATTGCTACAATTCTTGGCGGTGTTATTACCGCCAGTCTTTGCCGCCACATCTTCCCATGTCAGTCCCTCGATAAAGCGCAGCGTGAATATCTGCCGGGTCAGGCTGTCGGGAATATCCGATATGTAGCGCTCAAGTCGGCTGCGCTCATATATGCGCTGCTCGATTTTAGCCTGGATTATAGCTTCGAGATCCGTTATCTCCGCTATGCAGCGTTCAAGCGCAGGCTCAGGGTTCGGGCTATGCGGCATACCGTCGTAGTTCGGCGACCTCGGACAGAGCAAATTTGCCCGCAGTTCCGCAAGCCTCTCACGGTCAAGCTCTATCTCCTTGTCAAGATAGTACAGCTGCGACAACTCTTTAAGCGTCATTTAACAGCCTCCTCTCGGGTTTTGTCGTGCTTTTCAATCTCCGGCTTCAGACAATGCCAAAACGGGCACAAAGGCTTTTCTCCGTCGGTCTGGACGAGAAACACACAATGCTCATCCGGACACATCTCAGGCACTGCCATCACCTTCCAATAGCTCGGGGTTATCATAGATATTGCCGATGACCTCTATATCGTGGTCATAAAAGTTATCCATAACATAGCAAATACTGTTGCCATAAACTTGAAAACAGGATTCATCAAAAGCAACTTGATAAGGCTCCTCATCGCCTTTCAACAAAACAATATCGCCCTCAAAAATCTTTGTGCCGTTCTTATCTTTAAGACCTGTGTACTGTCCTACGGTGTCAGGTAAAACATCAATCATCGTTGTGATGTAATTACTGATACCACCTCTAATTTGAAGTGCCATAGTACAAATATAATATTTGTTATGACTTACGACTAGTGAGCCATATACGAAGCCGTTTTCACAGTTATCTTCGCTCAGCTCCCTGAGCGGCTCATATTCTGCCTCGTTTTTTGGTTTTCCTCTAAAAACAAATTCACGCATTGTTATTCCCTCCGTCCTCGCTTTCGCTTTTGATAACGCAGTCAATAGCTTCGGCTATGTCAAGCAGCACTCCTGATATTTCCTCGTTTTCGATGCAAAATGATAAACCTTCAATTTGACCTGTTAGTCTCTCAAGTCTTATTCTGTTCTCTGCTTTCACTCCGTGTCACCGTCCATTTTTGCGCCGCAAGCATATCCGATTTCGGGCACTTCGCCGCATTGCGGACAAGGTTTTAATTCAGCCATTGTTTTCACACTCCTTTAATTAATGCTTGTTCCGCTTCTTCACGGGTGAGGAAAATTGAATTATTTATCGCTCGTGCATCAAAAACGACATTTTCAGTCACAAAAATCACTTTGTTTTCGGTATATGTAATTTCATAGATTGTGCTTGTGTATATCCTTACACCGTCAGTTTGATAGATTGTGTCACCCACCTTGCACGGCAACGCGGTTACGCCGTGTTCAAGAAGATAGTCTGCAAGGTAATCGGTGAAGCTTCCTGTTTCGGGGGTCGTTCTTTTGGCTTCAATCATCAAATCAATCAGTCGTTCTCTGTCAGTCATTGTCGCTCATCTCCTGCACATAACACCACGACTGCGGTGCTTTCTTAATCCAGTTCAAACAACACCACTCCGTATTACATCCCCCGTCAACTCTGTAAAACTCTGCTTCTGTTTCACTAATATATTCATATCCAAACTCGCAAAGAGGACAATACGGCATTTCGGGAGAAACACAAGGTTTTCTAAAATCCTCTAATGTTTTAGGTTTTTTGTAAATTTTGATGTCAGAGATATGCCAGCCATAAGTCATCTTGACACCAGCGTACTTCACAAAATCATCTCGGCTCAAGCAAGATTCTTTGTTAATATAATCTTTTGTGTTATAGTCAAACGGCGCAATGCTATCACAATCAATGGTAATAATTTTATCGCATACAAACTCACCAATGACTTTACCGCAATATTTGCCCTGAAAATATCCATCACCTTTTCGATAGAAATCTTTAGTGCAGTAGATATAACACTTAAATGGTGTCGTTATTCTCGGTCGTGTTTTTCGCACCTCAATCGTCTTTTCGCCGTTTGCTATCAGTTCGCAGTATTTCGGTCTAACGCTAATCAAAACTTCCCTGTCAGTCATTCTTTTGTCAGTCATTCTTTTCTCTCCTCTCACAATCTCGATAAACTCGATTCAATATCTCGCGAAGCGCATCTTCATACATCATAGTCGTCACTCACTTTCAAAAATCCCATTTCAATGAGTTCCCGGCCGCATCTCGGACAGCCGTGCCGGTCATTATCATCTGCTTCGAATATCTTGCAGCAGTAATAACATCTCAGGCAGCGTGTGTCCCGGTCGCTTGTCTGCTCCCGTATGTAGCGCCTGTTGGTCTCTTCCTGGGTTATTTGTTTCAGCATGGCAGCTCCTCTATTCTCACATAAATTCCCGGCACGGCAGCCCAAAACTTTTCGCTGATCTCCGATGCGACCTGCGCATCGTCCTTCCAAAAGTGCAGGCGAGTCATGCAGTCTTTCAAGGCTTTCTCGAGATTGTCCGTATCGGGCTTCGAGGTTTTCCATTCCCCGTCTCTGTGCTTAGTCCCTGTATTGCTGAAGCACCATTTGACCATCAGCCTGACCGCGCCCGAATACGGTTCCTGCGGAATGTGTGCTGCCAGGTGTGCCGTCAGCTTCCCCTTTGCCGCTTTCAGCTCGGTTGAATCGTACATTATCGCCTTACCGTTTTTGACGGTTATCTTTTTATCGTGGTGCGTTACCGTAGGCGGATGCATTGGCATGAAAAATTCAGTTGTCATTTCAGTTTCCTTTCTTTTTTGTTTTTGAAAATCGCCCTTGTCAAGGTAGGGAAGAAGTTGTGTGCGGCGGCAGCCTAAGCCGCCACACTTCTTTCCCTTGACTTTGAGGGAAGGGAAATTCCCCACTTATATATGAAATATATAAGTGTTTTTTCCCTCAGAGGGAATTTCTCGATTTTTTATCGACTTTTTCCTTGTGAGGGAATTTCTCGATAACCATTCGACTTTTTTCCCTTGTAGGGAACGGGAAATTTTATCGACTTTTTCCCTCGTTTTTCTTTCCAACTTCTCCGTCGTCAATCCAAAAGCCACCATGCTCTGTCAACCTTTTGCGAACCGTTTTCGCTGTTACTCCGAGATATTCAGACAACTCATTCACTGTCACCCGTCCATCCATATTGCAGGCATCGAAAGCAGTTTCTATGCTGCTTGTTCTATCCTTTTTTCGCTCGGATGAGGTCTTTTTGCTGCTGAAGTTTCTCCTGAAAGGCGAGTTTTTCGAATTAAAATCGCTATCCGGCTTTATGTCCTCCAGCACGCCGGTATCATCTATCCGATGCACGGGGTAATCGAACCAAAGATTGACCGGAGCGAACTTCGGGAACTCACGCAAAGTACCTTCAATCCGCCACGCCGTTCGCTGCTCGATCATATTCCACGAAGCTCTTACTTCGGAGAGCATAAGGTCACGGGATGCCGGAGACAGACTCTCGCCGCACATTTTGAGCAGCTCGTGCGCGGTATTCTCTTCGTCCTGCGACGGTTCCGGCAGCTTGAAGCGGCGCATCCATTTAAGGCAGATTTCACACTGTGCCTTGTCCTCTTGCTGTTTGCGGATACCGTCGGTTATATCAAGCTCTATGAGGTCGAGCAGCGCGTCGGGGTCGCGGGCGAACACTCCGCTGCCGGACGCTCTGTCCATGCTCCTCTTGCCGCCCTGAGCGCCTTTTGAATGGTGGTGGCAGTAGATAACCGCACACCCGAGCTCGGTACAGACCTTGTCAAACTGGTTGCAGAAATGCGCCATCTGATCTGCGCTGTTTTCATCGCCTGTGATGATTTTATAAATCGGGTCAATGACAATGGCGATATAGTTTTTCTTTGCGGCGCGTCTGATGAGCTTCGGCGCGAGCTTATCCATCGGAATGGACTTGCCGCGCAGGTTCCACACATCGATGTTATGCAGGTTTTCCGCAGCCCAGCCGAGCGTTGTATAGACATCTTTAAAACGGTGCAGACAGCTCGCACGGTCAAGCTCGAGATTGACATACATTATCTTGCCCTGGGTACATTTGAAGCCCAGCCATTCGCGCCCCTCGGCTATGGCGCAGCACAGCTCTATCAGCGCAAAAGACTTGCCGGCCTTTGACGGTCCTGCGACAAGCATTTTGTGTCCCTGCCGCAGCACTCCGTCTATAAGCGGCGGCGCAAGCTCCGGCAGGTCGTTCCACACATCGGCAACGCTCTCCGGATCCGGCAGGTCGTCGTTTATGCTTTCAATCCATTCTTTCCATTCGTTCCATGAGCTCTTGCCGATGTTGGTATCAAGCAGATATTGTTTCTTTCCGTTGCGTTCAACGCCCGGCATACGGCTCAGCCGCGACGGATTTTTGTTCTGGCGGTCGATATCTATGCCGTTTTTCTTGCACACGTCATAGAGGTAATCAACGCGCTTGCGGTATTCGTCAAAGTTCGCGGCATCGATGCGTACAATGGCGTGCAGACTCTTTTCTCCGCTATAAACGAGACAGGCAATCGGCAGCTCGAGCTCGCGTATTATCTGGTTTTGATGGGTGATGTCGGTCGTATCGGATTCGACCAGAGCATATCGGAACTCCGTCACATTTTCATTTTTGACGCCTTTGCCGTCCAGAGGATTGAAGCGTATCCACGCCCCCGCCTCCGGCTTGCAGTCGCCTATTACGCGACCTATGTCGCCCTCGCATTTGCTCAGAGCCTCTATAAGCTCTCCCGCAGTCCTGGTATACACGCCTTTCGTCGGCAGGTATTTACTGTCTTTTTCCCAGCTTTCGGTGACATAACCGACCGTCTCCCCCGCCTCAAAGAGCGTTTCGAGATATTTGGTGATTTGCTCCACCGGATTCCACTCATCAGGTATGTTCAGCTCCTTGCCCTCAATCCAGCTTTTGTCAACGAGGATAAGCTCGTCTTTCTTTTCTCCTATTACGCTGTCCCAATCGAGTGCGCCGTCATCCGCCTGAAAATGCCAGCCGTTATCTTTTGCCATCTGAACGATAGTCCCCGCCGTAACCGGTGCAGCGGCGCCGTTGAAGGTATTCCACTTTTTTTCGCAGTCGCCGGCATGATAGCGCTTGTCCGGGCGTGACCATTCATCCCAGTCATCGCAGCTGTATCCCTCATGCTTAAGTGCCATGCCGACTTCCACCCATTCGGAATATGTGCAAGCAGCCGGGTCTATGTATTTTATCAGCTCTTTCAGGTCGAGCTTTTCTTCTGTCATATCGTCATTGCCTCCGGTTTATAGTCTTTAGGCACAATGCCGCGCGGAACACGCCAATCGTTTGCAGCTATGCGATTTATCATCTTTGTTGCAGCGTCAAAGCTCCATTCGCCTACATGCAGAAAACCGCGGGATTCCAAAAAGCGTATCTGTTTCGGCGTTGTGAGACCTTCTTCGCGGCGCTTGCTGAGGCGGTCAAGCAGAAGCTTTGCCTTGCCGGCGTTCTCGATTGCGTCGGGAAATATACCGAGCTTTTCGAGCGTTTTAATCTGTTTTTCCGTCGGCGGAGCACATTCCCACCCAAATGCCGGGACATAGCTTGAAAGATCCTGCGCGGAAATCGACATTTCATACTGCAGCGGGTCGACAAGTCTGCGCTTGCGCTTCCTCATTTCCTTGAGCTGCGCCGCAAGAGCTTCTTCACGCTGAGCGACAACATCGCTCTCCGCTTGCTGCTCGGCAGCCTCAATATCGACCGGACAGCCTGCCGCTTCGATATTCTCCGTCATCTTTTTTGCGACCTCTTCGTTTTCACATATCAGATGAGCAGGATGACAAAGTTCATGGCGTTCAGTGTGCCACAAGAAATCGAGCAGCAGAAGATCCTTCTTGCCAGGCGCAAGGCGCGTTCCGCGCCCGACCATTTGACTGTATAGGCTTCTGACCTTTGTCGGTCTTAACACGATGACGCAATCGACCGCCGGGCAGTCCCAGCCTTCCGTCAAAAGCATGGAGTTACAGAGCACATTATATTCGCCGCGCTCAAACGCTTCGATTATCTCCGCTCTGTCCTGACTTCCGCCGTTGACTTCTGCAGCCTTGAAACCGCGCTCATTCAGAATATCCCGAAATTTTTGCGAGGTCTTTATAAGCGGCAGAAACACGACTGTTTTGCGCTCCTTGCAGTTATTTATCATCTCGTCGGCAATCTGATACAAATACGGATCCAGGGCGTTGTCGATATCGGCCGCCTTGAAATCCCCGTTCTGCATAGATACGCCCGTTAAGTCGAGAGCTAAAGGAATCGTGAGGGCTTTTATAGGCGAAAGATAACCGTCTTTAATAGCCTGCGGAAGAGTGTATTCATAAGCAAGGGAATCAAAGTATGTGCCGAGATTGCGCATATCGCCTCTGTCCGGCGTAGCGGTGACGCCTAAGACATGCGCGTCTCCAAAGTGCTCAAGCACGCGCTGATAACCATCAGAAAGGCAGTGATGAGCCTCGTCGATGATTATGGCGTCAAAATAGTCGCTGTCGAACTGTTTGAGCCGTTTTTCTCTCTGTAAAGATTGCACAGAGCCAACGGTTATACGGTACCAGCTGCCGAGGCAGCTTTCTTCGGCTTTCTCTGTGGCACACATCAAGCCGGTAAATTTCAGTATTTTGTCCGCCGCTTGTTCAAGCAGCTCGCCGCGGTGAGCGAGCACAAGAACCCGCTCACCGTTCTGAACACACTGCTTTGCAACATTAGCGAAAACGACTGTTTTGCCGGTGCCGGTCGGCAGGACAAGCAATGTGCGGTTATTGCCGCTCGCCCACTCGTTGAATATTGCCCGTTCTGCTTCCAGCTGATAAGGTCTCGCGTCCAAGGATTAAAAATTCCCCGGAGTGAAAGCGGGACGCTGAGTGGATTCGTCCGGCTCAAGGAATTTCTTGACCTCATTGTAATAATTATCGTTGTAAAGCCTCTGTCCTATCTTGCAGCGGCCTTTTGAACCTACAACCTGCGCCCAGTTCATTCTCAGAGGTTCGCCGTGTTTCTTCTGACCAATACTGATAAAAAACGCGCACACAAGCCCTTCTGTTTTACGCGAGAGGAAAAGATTATGTTTGACGATCGCTGTGCCCTGCGGAGCGTCTATCTGAAGCGTAAGCTCCGCTTTCGGGCAGGCAGACATCTTCTCCGAGCCGTTAAAATAGCCGCGTTCAAAGCTCTTGACGGTGAATTCATATTCCCCTTCCGGCAGAAGTACAAATTCGTTTTCGGCTTCGATTACACTGTCCCAGTCGAGAGCGTCGTTTCTGTTGGTATTGTAGTTTTCGTTCATAGTTAATACTCCTTTTTATTTAAAATTTTCTTATATGATTGACGATGATATCGTAAACCTGCTCCCATGCGCCGATAAGGCAGCCGTTAATGAAAGCTTCGCCATAATTGAGAATCGGCGTGTCGGCAGTGAAGTAACCTTTCCACGCTACCGCACTTCTAAGCTCATCTTCGGTAACGTTGTTCGCCGTCATGAGTTCACGCAGCGCTGCCGGTAAGCCAGAACTCGGTTCAGTGTTCTCAGTGTTCGGGGTAGGCTTATCGGCATCGGCGGTAAACTCGTCGATTTTTGCCTTGAGCTCCTCTATGCTTTTTTTCGGCGGGTCGGGCAGCGCATTCGTCTGCGGCTTATCTTCCGGCGCCGCTGCGACATATGCACCGGAAGACGGAATAAACGGTGCGATGACGCTGAAATCGAAATCGACCTCGTCCGGCAGCCCGTATCTGTTCTTCGCATCCCAGCAGGGATGATGATTGGTATACATTACCCTTCTGCCGCCCTGTGCCTTTCTGCTGTCGGTCTTCTCGTCCTTTATCACGAACGTCTTATAGTTGACGAAGAGAACCGTGTCTGCCCATTCTTTTACGATCGGCGCGACATTTTTTGAAAGTTTCATCTCCCAGCGGTCGTATGCGCCGAGCTCGTCCGGCTGCTCAAACTTACGCATTTTGGCGTGAGCGGTCAGCACGACGTTAATACCTTTTGATATAACCTCATTGAGCAGGTCAAGAAGTCTGCCGAACTCTTCGTAGAGCTTTGTATAGCCCTTGCCGTATCCGAAGTCCTCAATGCTCTGTTTGTGATTTACGGAACATATATGATTACTTGCAAGCTGCTCTGCCCAGTCCGCTGTGTCGATGACAAGCGTCATACACAGTTCGGGGTGATCGCGAACATATTTGACCTCTTCGAGAAGCATCGTCCAACTGCTCGGTTTGTCAAAACGCTTAACGTTCAGCCTCTTTGTGCTGCCTTCCGTGTCGATGAAAATCGCGCCCGGGAACTTGGAAGCAAAGGTTGATTTGCCGATTCCCTCCGGACCGTAAACTATGACCCGCTGTGCATCTTCGATTATTCCTGATGTTATGTTCATTAAAACTGTCCTGCCTTCCATGCTTTTTTAGTCTCCGTCGGTTCGTTCACCACATATCCGTCCTCTATAAGGACACTGCATTCATCGCCGGTGCTGACCCTCGTTGCTATCGCCTGCAGTCCCTCAGACTCAAGCCATTTGCCGAACTCGGCAAGAGTGTCAAGATCCATCTGCTCGAGCTTATCAAGCAACACAAACCCGCAACTGGGGTTGAGCTTGCGCACGATGGCCGTGGAAACCTTGAGCTGATCCGCTCCGGACATATTATCCCACTTGAAGTCGTTGTATGTCAGCTCGCCATCCTTGACCGACAGCCCCGGCAACGGAAGCTGTGCGGACTTGAGCAAGTCGGTTTTCTTTTGCCTGACATCTTCAAGCTCGTTCGTCAGCTGGCTGTACTGAGTCTGATACGCTTTCGCATCCTCTTCCGCTTTCTCTTTTTCAAGGTTGGCACGGATTTTAATGTTGATTTTCTCAACATTTTCAATGTCCTCTTCAAGCTCGGCGGTGCTCAGATCCTCGAGGTGCTCCGTCTCCATGTGCGCGATTCTGAGGTCATCCATAAGGCTCTGCTGCTCCGTCATAAGACGTTGAAGCTCAGCCTGGATTCCGTTTATTTTGCTGTTGACGGCGTCATAGTGATGCTGTATCTCGGCGGCTCGGTCACGCTTACGCTTATTCTCGGCGTTATGCGCCATAATACCTTGCTGCTGTTTGATAAGCTCGGATGCGGAAATCAGCTGCTCCGGTACATCAGGATACTCCGTCATCTCTCTGGCATACTTGAGTTTCTGATCGGCTATCTGTCCAATCATGTGGCGCTTGTTGTATAGCTCCGTCTCGTCGTGCTCAAGCTGCGCGAGCCTGTCTCCAACGCCGATTATGTGCAAAAGTGTGTTGGCTTTTTCCTTGTTTGATGCGGTCATGAACCTCGGCAAATCAAGCGCAAGCTGAGAAATAAACTCGTTTATAAGCTGCTGACCGCCTTTTCTGCCGGTAGGGTCTGTGACCTTCAAGGTGCTGTTCTTCCCGGTGCGCTCCACTATGATGCCGCTGTCCATTGTGATTTTGAGATTGGGCGGCAGTACAGAACCCTCACGCTGTGGCTCTGACGGACGAAATCTATCGCCCCCAAGCGCCCATGCAATGCTGTCGAGCACAGAGGTCTTACCCTGACCGTTACGCCCGCCTATCACAGTCAGACCGTTTTCGGTGGGCTCGATTTTGACCGCCTTAATACGCTTTACATTCTCGAGCTCAAGGCTGTTTATCTTCATTTGACATTAGTCTCCCTTCGTGTTATCATGATGTTGAGGTTTTACCTTTGCCGTCTTCGCTGCCCACTCAGCGTTGGCGGCTTTTGTAATATGCGCAGTAATCGTCCGTCGGCGGCGATTCGCGGAAAATCCCGGTCTCGTGAGTGTACATGCAGGCCGTTCCGTCCCAGTCGCCACACGGCGCCGCCAAGCGTCTGCGCCAGTCACAGCTGTTGCATATCGCCATTTTGCGCCACGGGTCTCGTCCGCGCTTCGGCGCCGGTGCCGGTGCTGACACGATTACTTGCTGCCGCCGCTGGTCGGTCAAGCCGGCGAGATAATCAAGTGACACATCAAAATACTGCGCTATGTTCACCGTCATCGGCAGCGACGGACAGCTCTTGCCGTGCATATACGCCGATACCATGTTAGGCGCGGTGCCGAGTGCCGCGGCAAGGTCTTTCTGCGTGACTTTCGGCACGCTTTCGCGCATCAGGTCTTTTAGCCTGGCAGCAAGGATCTGCACATCGAACGGGCTTTTAGTCGTCTGGTTTCCCATTGCGTTTTGTCTCCTTTCTGTTTAAAATTTTTGCTTTGAGGTCGTCCTCGAATGCTATGAGCTTGTCCTCATGCCAAAAGCCGTAGAGCAGCAGCAGTATTCCGACTATCTCCATTACGGTGCGAATCAAAAAAAAAATAAAAGTCATGTTCATCCTCCTTTTTAATAGTCTAATAGCCTATGCCTATATAATCGAGTACCCGAGCCCAACCGTATTTTTCTCCCGTAACCTCGTCGGTACAGCATTTATACATCCAATACTCCCATTCTTTCGGGTTTCTCTCCTTGAGTTGGTCGAAACGGTGCGGACGCTTTTCAAGTTGAATACCAAAGCCGCACATTGAGCACCCCGTTCTTTGTGCTCCCGTAGTTCTTAATTGCCCGTTCTCGTCCCTCTCGATAGTTCCGTAAATTTCGGGGACGGGAACGTTTAAGTCGAGGGCGAGTTGCAAAAGGTCTTGTCGTGAAAAAATAGCAAAGGGTGCGGAGCGTATCGTAGACTTACCGAAGTAATTACACCCGTTGAGCATTAAAGATTTTGCACGTCGTCCGCCCTCCGACGCCATAAGCCCCAGGAATGGGACGCTATTATGTTCTTTCGCCCAGTCGTCGCAAGGCTTTTCCTTGAGATAGTAACAGCATTTCGACGATACCTTAAAATTTGGTATTTGATAGTTTGTACCCTCGTAGTCGTTGGCGTAGCCTCCGAATTTTTCAAGCCATTTTTGCGACATTTTCATACGGCTGTTTTTTTGAAAGCCGCCGTATTCTCCTGTTTCGCCCGTTATAATAGCGTGCCTTACTGTTTTATTCTTTTCTGTCGGGTTTGCGAGAGTTTCTATTTTTGCCGCGATTTCTTTTGAGAGAACAGGAAAGCCAAACTCTTGTATTATTTGCGGTTTCGTCCAACGCGTGCCGTCTGGCTTTACCGCCGAAACGAGCCGCTCTATGCCGAGTTGTTTATGTATACGCTGTATGCTCAAGTCCTCGAGGTATGACACGCTAATACCTGGAGCGTCAATACCTATTGATTTAAGAAAGAGAAAAAGAGTAATACTGTCTAATCCTCCTACCGATACGTGATAATTAAGGTCGCGCATATCACACTCGCGTACAAATTCGCGAGCGCGTATTGTCGCATACTTTACCTTAAAGTTGTAATCCATTTTCTGCTTAACGATAAAATCTGCTATTTTTCTTTTACCGTCGATACGTTCCATTTTTTCTAAAACACTTTCCATTTCCTTTCCTTCTTTCTATATATCGGTCGCATATACTATTATCACGGTCAAAGCCGTTAACCACCCCAGCACCGCATGTAAACGTGCATATTTTAAGTTCTTAGGATTATCATCCAATTCCGGTATAATAAGCCCAATTAAATTTGTAAGCATACAATAGCTTGAACAAATTATCGGTATAAGAAGTAGCTTATTCATTCCCCCGCCTCCCCAAAAAACCTGTGCCCGCCTATCGTACAAACATAGGTCTGCGACTCGTGCCATTCGCTGCTTACCAGCGCGGGTGCATAAAAATATAGGATTTCGGCGTCTGTCACTGTCTCGCCGGCATCGAAGACCGCAGCGACGGCTTCACGGGTCTCGGCATTTGGCTCTACCCTGCGGTCGGTGTAACCATACTCCTCAACTATCTCCGCGGGGCGTTTGCCGGTCTTTTCACACGCATCTAAAATGCACTGTGAGACCGCCATTTTGCCATCAAACGGCTCGATTCCCGATTCAGCCATAACAACCTCGCATATAAGCTCTCGCTCGTCTGCGGTCAACCGGTAGCGTGCTGTGGGTATCTGCGCCGATACCGTCGGTTCAGGCGCGGTAATCGGTTCTGTCTCCGGAACCGCTGCCGCCGCGAAAAGCAGGACAAGCGCCAGCACTGCGGCAATTGTTAAAAATCCTTTTGTCATTTTGATGTCTCCTTTCTGTTTTTGCCATTAGCTCACCATAAGACCAATGTCTCCGCGCTTGAACTGCTCAAGCCGGTCAAGCCTAATGTAGTACGAGTACGACCCGCTCGGATTTTTGATCGCGATACAGAAGGTGCATTTTCCCTCCCTCGCGAGCAGACGGATCTGATGCGGCGGTATGTAGATAACCTCTCTCAGGTACATTGACGCCTCGTCGACTGACATAAGTGCCATTTTTTTACGCATGGTGTTTTCCTCCTTTTAATTGATGTAATATGGATTTTTTGTTTTTCTCCCCACCTCTCTTTCTTTTTTTCAGCTCCTTTCTTCGGTTAGCTGTAACTTGCGTTTTCACAAGTCGATGAGTAAAAAAAATAAAAGGAGACTCTTTCGACCGGCTCGCCTATAATCTCAAGTATTTTGAACATTTCGCTTTGCGTGAACTCCCTTGCACCGCAGAGCTTGCGGTTAATCGTCGCTTCGCTTTTTCCGACGCTTTTTGCAAGGCTTTTTTGGGTTATGCCTCTTTGCCTCATTGCGCCGAGCAAATTTGAGTAATCATACATTATCGCTTTCACCTCCTTTTGGTTTGATTATATCACTTGCGTTTTCACAAGTCAATACTTTTTCACAAGTTTTCAAAAGTTTTTTTCATTTTTACTTGCGTTTTCGTTGGCTTTGTGATATTGTATAGGCGAGGTGATCAATATGCCAAGCTTTGCAGAAAGATTAAATGAAGCCTTAGAACGCAGAAATATGACCGCAGCGGAACTTGCGAGAGCGTTGAATGTCGCTGATGCTACAATAAGCAATTATAAAAAAGGAATCTATGCACCAAAACAAAGAAGAACTGAAGAAATATCAAAAATTTTAAATGTATCTATTCCGTGGTTAATGGGTGCAGATGTTCCCATGAAGCCGCTAAACCTCGTTTCTCCGAATGTGACCGAAGATGTTGTTACGTTCCCGGTAATAGGCAATATTGCCGCCGGATATGAAGAAATTGCAGTCGAGGATTGGAGCGGCGAAACCATAGATGTCCCGCGCTCTTTTCTCAAGGGACGAAGCAAATCCGACTTTTTTGTTCTAAAGGTACACGGGGATTCAATGTACCCGACATACCACACTGACGATAAAGTCCTCATTCTTCGGCAAACCTTTATTGAGCGCAGCGGAGATGTTGGTGCCGTTATATATGATGGAGAATGCGCGACGCTTAAGCGTGTCGAAATTTTTGACGATATGGTGAGGCTCAGTCCGCTTAATCCTTCCTACCCACCCAAAGAGTTGACAGGCGCAAATCTCGAGCAGTATCACATCATCGGCGTTCCTTATCTCCTCGTGAGAGAGATAATTAAAAACTAATTAAGAAAGCAGTCGCCCATCTGAGCGCGGTTAGATGAGGAGCAAAGTACAGATTATTGTAAATTTTTTTAATATTCTAAAAATATATTGAATATTTTAGCCATTTGGGCGTAAAATCTTGTTGTAACTGTGTTTCAGTTACATTAAAGGGGCTGTTTATTTTTTGAGTCAGATTGAAAAATTGGTAGAGCGTTTTTTGAGTATTCCTAACGACTTAACTTATAAGGAGTTTGTTAGTGTTCTTTCTCACTTCGGATATAAAGAATTCAACTGCGGCAGCACCTCTGGCTCTGCGGTTCGCTTTGTCGACGAAAATAATAATATTATCAATATGCATAAGCCACACCCACAAAAGATAGTAAAGCGATATGCTATAAAAGATGCTATAGCTAAATTAAGAGAGGATGGAAAACTATGAAGGAGAATGTAATGGAGTACAAGGGGTATTACACCTCTGTGCTCTATGATGCAGAAGACCAGGTTCTGCACGGAAAAATCGAGCTGATAAACGATCTCGTTACGTTCGAAGCCGAACGCGCTGACGAGGTTGAGAAAGCCTTTCATGAAGCCGTAGACGACTATTTGGAAATGTGCAAAGCACTATCCAAAGAACCTCAGAAACCATTCAGAGGAATGTTTAATGTAAGGATTAGCCCCGAATTACACCGACAGATTGCAATCGAGTCGTTAAAAACCGGTATATCAATTAATCGCATCGTTGAAATGGCAATTGAGAGACTATTCGACAACGTGCAAACTAATGTCATTGATGAGCTAAATGCGTCCGAACGTCGAATCAAAGAGGCTGTCATAGTTGCAAACAATACACTTTGGGATAATATTACAAGCACTAAAAACCTTTTGTCTTTGGAGGTAAAACAATGAATCTTTTTGATTATCTTAACGACAAGCCGGCTGTCGCTCTTTGCGCTGTCGACGCCTTAGATGACAGTGTCCTTAGCAAGCTGCCCTCACTCCAAATAAGCATTGGTGACAACATAGATATCGACACAGCGGAAAATCCGGAAGGGCAAGTGTCTGTTATATATTCAAGGCGCGTTTCCGCAACCCCAGAGCCGCTTATTTCAATAAACATCTCATTTAGGATTATATGCACCCTGAATGACGATGGAATGAAGCTCAACAAAAACGATATTTTGGAGCTGCTTAAAGCAGACAAAAAAATAATATCCATGTGTGCCGCAAAAGCTTCGCTGCTTCTTTCTCAGCTAACAACCCTTATGGCCGGCAACACACCCGTCGTTACGCCGCCAACTTTTGTTGACGATTAAATAAAAAAGAACCCTCGGTGTTCCAGCACCGAGGGCTCAGGCATCAACACACACCATGCGTATAGAGTGGATTGATATAATTATTATATCATCCGCTCCAGCAAAACACAAGTAAAGGAGCGGATTTTTTAATGGCAAAGCGTGAAAACGGCGAAGGCAGCGTATATAAACGCAAGGATATCAAGCGGCGCCCCTGGGTCGTCGCGTTGCCGGCAAGTTATCGCCTGGACGAGCAGGGCAAGATGATTAAAAAGCAGGAAATCCTCGGGCACTACGCATCGAGCAAAGAGGCAAAAGCTGCTCTGGCTCACTACCTCGAACACCCGGTCACAGAGATAAACATGACCGTTGATGATTTGCATATGATATGGCTATCCCGCTCGGAGTATAAAAACATATCCAAACAGTCCCGGGATTGCTACAACGCCGCCTGGAAGAAGATTCCCGAAGATGTAAAGGCTATCAAAATGCGCGAGCTGAGAACGGAAGACATGCAGAAATGCATTGATGCATACAGCGCACAAAGCGGCACTTCGCTCTCATATATAAAAATCACATTTTCGCGTCTTTATGCACTTGCGTTGGAGAGAGACATTTGTTACAAAGACTATTCTAAATTCGTTAAGCTCCCAAAGAAAAAGAAAAACGAAATACATCCATTTTCCACCGAAGAAGTGAAAAAGATAAAGGCTGCCGCACAAGCTAATGTCCCATACGCCGATATCATTCTCATCCTGATTTACACGGGATTTCGTATTTCTGAACTACTCGCCCTTACTCCGGATGATTACATAGCGGATCAAGCTCTGCTCATAGGTGGTCTAAAAACCGAAGCCGGAGAGAATCGCCATGTTCCTGTTCTGCCGGTGATTAAGCCGTATATAGAAGCACTTGTAGCAAAGCAAGGTAAAAAAATAGTATGTCGTGATGACGGCGAGGGATACAGCTCGAGCTACATGCGCAAAAAGTATTACGACTGCCTTGAAGAAATAGGAGTTAAGCGTCTATCCCCCCATTGCTGCCGAAAAACATGTGCAACAATGATGGTAGAAAGCGGTGTATCACCCGAAGCTACACAAATGATTCTTGGGCACGAAGAATACAGCACGACCTTAAAATACTATGCACTTGTATCAGACAAAACTCTTCATGAGGAAATGGCGAAGATATCTTAAAATCCGTAGTAATCCCGTAGTAACGCCCGATTTCCGTTTAGCATTTATCGTCTGTTGCGCACATCCAAGCCACTATATGTTGTGTTTTTCTCCGCAATTTGCTATGTGTATGTACTACATATTTGACTTTGTATCAAAACGCGCAATGTGCGTCGGTCGTTGATAGGATACATGCTTTTTTCCGCAGTAGTATATGCTCCGCTTATATAATGCATCTCTTTGATGCAGCTGTCATGAAAACTATACATTCTATTCATGAGAGCCGATATGTCTTCCTTGCTTGAAATTTTATTCCACATAATTTTATTTTTTCTTCGCCTTTTTCTTTTTATCTTTCGGGGTCGAGACGGCGATGAGTGCAAGACCCATGTCGGTAACGAGAGTCAGGCAGAGGAACAGCCAGTCGGTCACAGCGCGGAACGTGTCGCTCGGCAGGGTGAGATTGGTTATTATGTATGCCGCAACGATAATTACCGCGCCGACGATAAGCTCGATAACGCCTGCCTTGCGGAGCTTTTTACATTCGCCGTCAGCCCTTTCGCGCGCGAACGCGCCGGAGACAAATATGGAAGCGGGATTTCCCGTCATCGCGGCGAACACGGCATATGCAATTTTATTTCTTCTGATGAATATCATGTTATTTTTGAACATGATAACGGCTGCGGCAACGTGTCCCGCCGCGCCTATAAGTTCTGCTATAATTCTGACTGCGTCGAACGCCGTTTCAAAATGTACGGCGGTGTTTATGATATCCGCCGCGAGAATTACCGCGAAGCCGACGAAGCATATCGGCATAACAACAGTGCGGACTGCGGAATCCTTCGGATTCCTGCCGGACTGCGCCGCAAGTATAAATGAAGAAACTGCCGCCGCGAGCGTCAGAACCGCGCCCGCTATCATCGAAATTGTAGCGCCGACCGTCATCTTGGTCGGATAAAGCGCGAGCGCGCCCGAGAAGAAAAGATAGAAAAGTCCTGAAATAATATAGAGTCCTTTTCTGTGTTTGTTCATTTTGTACCCTCCGTCAATTTATTCTCTCCCGATATTATTTGCCGGGTAAAATCCTTTTACGCTCACTTCGCCGCCGGTTATTACTTCGCGCTCTCCGTTTTCGAAAATAACTTCAAGCCCGAAATTTTCGGCGATTTCAACAGCGCGTCCTTTTTTAATTTCTTCGCCGCGCTCGATACTTATTTCCTCGCCGATAACGGCGCAGTTCTCGCGGTATTCCTTTAGATATTCCTCTCTTTTTTCGGGAAATCCCGCGTTTATCAAATCGAGCTCTTCGATAACGGCGGCAATTATCTGCGCCCTGCAAAATTCTCTCTTGCATATTATTCTAAGCGACGAAGCGATATTGCGAAGCTCAGGCGGAAAGCCGTCCTCACTTTGATTCACATTTATGCCGATTCCCATCACGGGACCCGCCGAGGTCATCTCTGTGAGTATGCCGCATATCTTCATCCTGCCGCAGACTATGTCATTGACCCATTTAATTTTGCTTCCCGCATGGCAGACTTTTTCTATCGCGCGGCGCACCGCAACCGCGCCCCACGCGGTTATCTCGCTTATCTCATCCGGGGTCGCGTCGCCCGTACCGAGCAAAAAAGAGAGATAAATTCCGACTCTTTTGTCCGATTCAAATCTCTTGCCGCGCCTGCCGCGCCCTTTCGTCTGGCAGTCGGCTGTCACGCAGTCGCCGGGTCGGGCCTTTCCCTCGGCGCACCAATTTTTTAGGATAGTGTTCGTCGAATCCACCGTGTCAAAGACGGCGATATTATTTTTTCGCTCTTTTGTGAGATATTTTTTTATCTCCTCAGCGGAGAGAATATCAGCCTGCAT